ATGATGGTGGTGAACTAGTTGTTCAAACACCTAACGCTGGATTCGCACTAGTATTCGCTGGTACATCTACTCCAGACGGTAACACTGCAGTTCCAACAGGAAAAGACGGATGGTTCTTAATCGAGGTCTGATTTAATGTTTTATCAGGAGTCAAAAACAGCAAGATCGGCGGTGGTTGGCACCATCATGCCGTGGACGGGGGGATTAACTAACATCCCTCCTGGGTGGATTTTATGTGATGGTGGTGTTGTAGACGCAGCAGATTATCCACTGCTTACACAAGCTATTGGTAATACATATGATGCTTTGGGGGGATCTATTACAGGCAACTTCCCTGATTATACTGGAACGGTCAAGTTACCTGACTTGAATGAAAAAACATTGATGGATATTGAATCGAGTTACTTCGCTCCCGTTGCAAATGGTGGTACAGGTAGAGCTGCAGACATAGATTCTGATGCTCTCACCATCATCTCACCAATCATTGGAGACCATGATGACAATGGTGTTACAATTTCACCAACGGATGTTACTGTTGATGTTTTGTTTAATATAAACGCTGGTGATAGAACTGGATATTCAGGAAAGATCACGGGTAATACAAAAGAAGATGGAGAAGGTGTTGCAACGGTTTATATTGGTCCTAGAAAATTAGGAAGAAAGCACGTTAAGAGACATAACCACCCAGGAACATACGCAACACTGGATGATCAAAACCGAAAAAGACCTGGTAGAGGTGTTTCTGCATTCGAGAATATTAAATATACACTATATCACTCACACGTTGATAACGAGGGTGGTAGTGATCAAGGTGATACCTACTACTTTGGTTGGTCTAGTGAGACTGCTGGTGATGGTAACCCAGGTACAGTTGATGAACGTCCTGGTATTGCAATTGGAGATGCAACGTCAATTCCAAGTGGTCAAGAACTTGACTATACACTAACTTGGCCAGAAGCAGGTGATGTTATACCTGATGGACATGGTGGTGGAACGCAAGGTGTTGTCGTAGCACACGTAATATCCGAGAGTCCTCCTGTTAACTTGAAACCTAAAGACCTTTTATCAACTCCTATTTCAACTCAATTTAAGGTAACTAATTTGAGACCTGAAGGACCATTTCTAGATTCAGGTAGAGCAGTTCCAGCAGCTGCTAGAGGTGGTAATTTGAATATTCCCACTGGATTTACAAATTACTATGATGATAACAACCAAAACGCATCACAACTTCGTGATACACTGATGAGTCATATTGGACTCAATTTTACAAACACTGAACCTGGTGGTGATTTCATTGAAGCTCATGACCATGGAGAATTTGATGTTGAGTTTGATTCATCTGGATTGAGACCCAATAGTAGTATTGTATGTGAGGTTAACCTTCCAGCAACAGTCAATGTAGACAATTCACAGAATGAAAAAGCATTGCAAATTGACGTGAACATCGCACAACCAACTCTTTCTTGCATATACATCATCAGAGCATACTAAAATGGGAAAGTCTATATCTACTAATTACGCCAGACAGAAATCTCACTGGGGTGGTGTTCCTGGAACTATTCAGATTCATACCGTTCCTGGTATGGGATTTAATAATGATCCTACTACTGCAGTGTTTAAAGATAACCTGCCTGGTGGATTTTTAAGATGTAATGGCGCTATTTTAAATGCAAAAGATTATTTGCTATTGTCTAGAATTTTAGGTGTAGGCACTGAATGTAGATTTGCAAAACCAAATGCTATTCTGCGCGATCCTGATCCTGAAACAGGAGATCTTGGATCATTTCAGTTACCTGATCTAGGATCTAAAGTTATGATTGGTGGTAGAGGATCGGGTGAATACCGTGAGACAACCTTGACCAATAAACCCAACCAAAACAAGGTTGGTGTTGAGGTTACGCCAAACACACCACTTGGTGAAAGATTGATTACAAACTATATCTCCAATACTGGAGACGGCATGAAAGTTACGGCGCAATCAAGTATTGATTTTAGGGGTAATCTTAAGTTTAACATGCCTAGGAATGTTGAGCCTACTATCATTTCGATTGAACAGTTCCAAGCACACCAACATGACGCTGATTTGCGTGTTTTGAATACTACATCTGATGGTTATAATACTGATGGGGATGGACTTACTGGTGACGCTGATTCGGCATTTGATGCAAACGTAGAAGCACAAAACATCCTAGAGGAAACTCAACCAAATGTGCCAAGAGGTTCGGTTCAACACGATCATAGAATTACAAAACCTTTTACTTACAGTAATAATTTCAGTTATTCATTCCCAGCTACGAACGTACCGTTGGATGACATGGAATCATATATTGATGTTGATACAACCAACTTGGAGGTTCTGAATCAAGTGGTAACTCCATTCATCATGGTACACTATATCATCAAGTTCTGATATGGCTACGTATAACAATACCTACACGTATAGTAGCAGTCAGGTTTTAAGACAAGATGTAAAGCAAGTTAATTACATTACTGTTGCTGGTGGTGGCGGTGGTGCTCGCCCTAATGTTGGTTTTGGTAGATCTCCTAACAATGGTCAAGACACTAGACTGAATACCACAGGATTGTGGTCGCAGGGTGGTAGACATGGAGAACTAAATCGTGGTGGTTATGGTGGATATGGAAACTACCGTTATGGTAGGAATGGTCAGATCAACTATTCTGGCGGTCAGTATCAACGTGCTGCATCTGGTTATGGACCATATGGATCTGGTGGTGCGGGACAGTGGAGATCGCCTAGTTTAACTGGTGGTGGTGGCGGTGGTGGTGCTTCTCGCTCAACATACTATCGAGGATCGAATGGTTCTATCGCTGGTCAAAGAGTATATTGGACGATCGGGCAAGGTGGTACACAAGGTGGTAATGGCAATAGAAGAAGGGGTGACAATGGGGCAATCTACATCTCTCAAACTACATATGACCGCCCTTCTGCTAGCATAAGTGCAAGCCCAACTAGTATTGTTTTGGGGAATAGCAGTACATTATCGTGGAGCTCAAGTGGAGATATTAATTCAGTTACTGTGCAGCCTGGTATTGGAAATGTAAGCACAAGCGGATCATTTAGTGTCTCTCCAGCCTCTACGACTACATATACAGTTCAGGCAATTAATCCAGCATATTCAACAACTGATTCTGTCACAGTTACTGTATTGATTCCCCCGAACGTTAATATGACTGTTGACGATCCTATTATTGTCTTGGGAGAGAGCACTACCTTGAGATGGAATGTTACTGGTGATGCTAATAATATGACGATTGACAACGGAATTGGAAACTCTAACCTTGTTGGTCAGCAAGTAATTACACCAACATCAACCATAGTTTATACAGGAACTGCTACTGGTCCTGGTGGAACAGGTAGTGACACTGCGGTTGTTACAGTATTGCCACCACCAACATTGAGTGTTTCTGGTCCAATTGTGGTTGGATATGAAGATCCAATGCCTTTTAGTATAGAAGCAACAAATGCACCAGGTGGTGTTAGTTATGTCTATTCGCAGGTTAATACTGACGGTAGCACAGAAGCTGTGACAGATCCAGTAATAATCCCAGGTAGCACTGGGGATTTGGTTAACATCACTGATTTTGAATTCACTCCTGTATATGATAACTTTGGACCATCGTCGGTGTCAATTACTTTCACTGCCAATGGATATGGTGGACTGCTAGCACAAGAAGTAGAAGTAATTCCTGTCAATATTGACCAGACTCCTAATGCTATTGATATTCCCTCAACTGAAGATAAGTTGAGAGATGAAGAACCTGTTGTCACGCCTAACGTTGAGGTTACGACAGAACAGATTGTAGTTGAGGATATTGACATCCCTGTTGAGATTAAGTCTGATTATCCTATTCAAGTTGAAATCGAGAATGATGACGTTTGGTATAATGTGAGGGAGATCTAATGCCACAGGTTAGTATTTCATGGTCTAGAAACGCAGGCGATAGTAACTACCTATATGGTATGCCTGGTGGAACTATTGGTCCCAATAGTGGTAGTAGAACTGCGAATGTTGGGTGGAATCAGGTATTTAATCTATCTGCTAATGGTAGTGGTCCTGGCAATGTTGCTATGAGAAGATTGAATAGTCAGACTTTAGGTTTAGATGATAGACAAGGAGCTGGCGCTGATGGTGACTTCAATGACATGATCATATATGTCAGTGGTGGACAATTTATTAATAATAGTCAGTTTCAAGGTCCAATTGCCATCTATGGTTGTACTAATTCTGGCGCGATTAACTACAATCCTAGCGCAGATCTTGATGATGGTAGTTGCATAGTTGTCAATCCAATACTAAATCTTGACGCTAGTCCATCCAGTATTATTTTGGGTAGTAGCACTACGCTATCTTGGTCTTCTAGCGATTCGCAGTATATACAAGAAGCTACCGTTGATCCTGTGCCTGGTGCTGTAAATACATCTGGAAGTGCTGTTGTTACGCCAATAGAGACGACAACATATTTCTATACTGTTACGTGGGCAAATGGAAGTAGACAAACGCAGCGTACAGTCACGGTACTGATACCACCACAAATTACGGTATCATTAGATAATAATCCGATTATTCAGGGAGAGACCACCACATTACGGTGGACCACTACTGGTGATGCTTCTACCATGACTATTACTCCTAGTATTGGTGCAACTAATTTGTCTGGTGCTCAAGCAGTAACACCAACACAAGACACTACCTATACTCTTACCGCTAGTGGACCTGGTGGTACAGATACTGAACAGATTACTTTAACTGTCATTCAACCACCAGAACTAGAGTTAACTGGTCCTCTTGTAATACCTTATGGTCAATCTACTGTTGATTTTTCATACGAAGCAGTAAATGCATTGAGTATAGATGTGTCAATAACACAGAGAGATCTAGACAACAGTGATGATTTCTTCACCGATACTGCTACAACTGATGGTAGTGTATATACATATACACCAACGTGGGGCAATAGAGGACCACAATCAATTCTGGTCACAATGACTGCCAATGGGCAAGGTGGACTACAAACAATAAGACAAGCTAACGTACCTGTTAATATTGATCAGACTCCAAATGCTATTGATATTCCATCAACAGAAGATAAATTACGTGACGAAGAACCAGTTATTACGCCTGATGTTGAGGTAGTTAGTGAACAAATTGTAATTGAGGATATAGATATTCCTGTAGAGGTAAAAGCTGATTACCCAATTCAGGTCGAGATTGATAATTCCAACGTTTGGTATAACGTACAAGAACTATGACAGTAACACAGAGTAGATATAGTCCTGGGCAGGTAACTTGGTTTGTCCCAGCAGGTGCCACTAATGTTACCTTTACTATTGCCGCTGGTAGTGGTGGTGGATCTAAATCGCCTTCTGATGGTAGTCTGTGGAATCATAGTAGAGGTGGATTTGGTAGAGCTGGTAACTTCACTATCGCACCAAGAAGTGGTTCATACAATCTAACATTTTACATTGGTGGGCAAGGTGGCAATGGAGTAGGACCCCAGAATCCTGGTGGCAGTGGTGGTTCTTCCCCTCTCGCTGGTGGTGGTAATGGACATAGATCTGGTGGAGGCGGTGGCGGGGCTACTGCTGTATACGATAGCTGGCTTGGTAGATATACTGCCTGGGTAGGTGGTGGCGGCGGTGCTGGTAGATTCGGTCAGGATACTGGTATCAGTGGATATTACACTGCTGGTCGTGGTATTGGTGGTGGTGCAACTAGCGGCTCACCCTCGTGGAGAACTGGACAATCTGCTCCTGCTGGTCACCGTGGTGGCGGTGGTGGAGGATCCACTAGTGGTGGTGCAGGAAGTTTGGGTGGTGCTCAAACTAGCAATGGATATGGTGGTATTGGTGGTAACTCTGGTTGGTATAATAATGGAGATATTGGTTGGATTACTAACAGTGGTTATGGAAACTTTGGTAATGGATATGCAGTTCTTTCTTATGTAAATCCACCACCATCGATTGATACGTTTACTGCTAGCCCCAGCACATTGGTTCTTGGCAATACTTTTCAGTTAAACTGGAGTGTATCTGGTACTGTGAATTCGGTCAACATTACTGACGTTGGAAATGTGAATACATCTGGATCTGCTACGATACTACCAGGTGGTGATATCACTTACACAATAACTGCTACTGGTCCTGGTGGAACGGTTGCAAAGAGTGTTGCCATTGATGTCCATATCCCACCGCAAATTAGTTTCAGTGTTGACAAATCTCAAATTGTTGGTGGAGATACTGCTACTTTAACGTGGAGTGTTACTGGCGATGCTGATACAATGAGCATCAATCCTGGTATTGGTGGCACCAACCTTTCTGGCACTCAACTTATACAACCATCACAAGACACTACATATACTGCTGTTGCTAGTGGTCTTGGTGGTACAGATACTGAACAACTTACTGTTGAGGTTGTATATCCACCTGAAGTTTCCTTGACTGGACCACTATCTACTGACTATGGTGATGATATAACGTTGACATTTAATGCAGATAATGCTGTTACTTCATTGCAGTTGTTGAGAAAGTATGTTAGTCAGGGAAATCCTGAACCAAACTGGACATTGGTGGAAAATTTACCGACAGGTCAAAATACATCTGGAAACTTACTGTTCTCTCCAGATTATGATGATTTTGGACCAGATGTTGTTCAGTTCCAGTTGTATGCCGTTGGTGAAGCGGGATTGAACGATACTGCTACTTTTGATGCATTCATCAATGTTGACAGAACGCCTGATGCTATTGATATTCCTGCATCCGAAGATAAACTTCTTGATGAGCAACCAGTTATCACACCTGATGCAGAAGTAACGTCACAACAGATTTTGATCGATGATATTGATGTTCCTGTTGAGATCAAAGCAGATCAACCTATTCAGGTTGAGATAGATGATAGCGGTACATTCCAAGATATTAGGGAGATCTAACCATGGGCGCAATGGGCAACCTGCACACCTTCGATTCGTTTTTCTACCCTTATGACCAAGCAAATCAGCGGGGTGGTGATACGTTTTACACCTCAAATCCTGGTGGAGAGAGCTTGGGTGCATACAACTTTGTTGCTAGTAATGTATGGAAACTGTTCATGTCTGCTACCGTACCAGGTATCCCAAATGGTCAATCAGTAGGATACATTTACAGATTTTATAGCGACTCGATTGTAGATCACTTATTTAAGTTTGGGTCTAGTCTCCCTAGTAGTGCTTACGTATTAGAAGGTATTATTGGAGTTGCATATACACAGAACGGAGCTTATCGTGAACCAGTTTACAGATTTTATAATCCCAGCACTGGTGACCACAAGTATAAAACGAGCAGTAATACACCTAGTGGATATATCTATGAAGGTGTTGCGTGGTATTCACCAATTCCTGTCTATGGATGCAAAGATCCTAATGCTACCAACTTCAATCCATACGCAAATCAACCAAGCACTGGATGTACCTATATTGTTTATGGATGTACTGATCCTAATGCTAGTAACTACAATTCTAGTGCTACAAATAATGATGGTAGTTGTACATACCCAAATCCAACTGTTTCGTTAAGCTTGAGTCCTGATTCAATCATTCAGGGGCAGAGTGCATCGCTATCGTGGAGTACATTTAATTCTACATCACAGTCAATTACAAATATTGGCACAGTTGCTAGTTCTGGTAGTGTTAATGTATCTCCTAGTTCTACAACAACATATACACTTACTGGAAACTATTATGGATATACATCTGCGAGTGTAAGTAGAACTCTCACGGTGTATACACCACCAAGTATTTCATTTACTGTGGATGATAGTGAGATTGTTAGATTAGATACCACAATATTACGTTGGAGTGTAAGTGGTAGTGTAAGCACAGTGACCATCAGTCCTGAAATTGGATCTACTAATATAGTTTCTCAAGCTACTATTTCTCCAACAACTACCACCACATATACTTTGGCTGCCGATGGTCCTGGTGGAGCTGCTAGCGCAACAGTTACCGTTACTGTAATAGATCCACCATCAGTTTCTCTTAATGGTCCTCTGGCAGTATCTTATGGAGATAACATAACACTCTCCCATGAGATGTCTAGAGCAACAGCATCATATTTGCTATACATACAGGAGACAGATCTTGACGGCAATGTAACTACTCCGTCTGTCAGTCCTGTTGATCTTGGAGCAGGAAATTCCGCAAATGCTTCTTACACTCATTTAGTTACTTATCATGATAGAGGACCTGCTTCTATACAATACTCACTAACTGGAATTGGTAGCGGTGGATTGACTGATGTAGATGTTGTCACTGTACCTATCAATATCGATCAAACACCCAATGCTATACAGATTCCATCATCTGAAGATAAATTGCGTGATGAATCACCAGTTATTACTCCTGATGTAGAAGTAACAACTGATCAACTTTTAATTGAGGAGATTGATATACCTGTGGAGGTCAAATCTGATTATCCTATTCAGGTTGAAATTGAAAACAGTGGAACATACATTGAGGTCAGAGAGATCTGATAAATACTACAGAAATCGTGACCATTGCTTGCGTTAAATGACCTTTTCGTTCGGAACTACACCAGTATATGTAAGCGAAGGGCAAACTATTCGCCTGAAGTTTAAAGCACCTTCGGCGTGGGATACAACGCAGAGTGTAACGGTTCAGATTGGTGATCAGCAAACAATCTGGTATATCTCTACAGTTCCAGAAGACTTTGCTCCTGATCCATTCCCATTTACACCACTAGATGATGCAACACCAGACGTTATGTACGTCTATGGTGATGGTACTAGAGCACAAGAAGATGTTGTTGAGGTTGCTGGACTAACACCTGGATCATCTGCTAGTGTTTCTCTAGTATCATCTTATCTTGGAACTAATATTGATGACTATTCTGTTCGTATTCAGTTAGTACACCAAGGTGAAGCAGATTTTGGTAACTGGGTTATTCCAAGTAGTAATGTCTTTGTACAAAATGGTGACAGACTTCAGTTAAGACTCAAGTCTAATGATACTGGTGGTCTAACTAGAACTGCTGACCTGACTATTGGTGCTAGAACAGAGAGATGGACGATCACATCGGCAATTCAACCACCCAACATTCCAGAACCATTCCCTGATTTTAATGAGATTACTGGTGCGCCAGTTGATGTGGATGTTTATAGTGAGATCTTAAGAGTCACTGGTCTAAATGCACAGGCAGTGGTCAACACTGATAATGGTGCTCGAATTGGTATCTCTTCTAGTAATGCTTTCGTTGTAAACGATCTAGGATATAGTGTTCTAGATGGTGTTACTTTTGCTGATTCTAGTACCAATCCAACCATTCAGAATGGTGAGTATCTACAGTTGGTATTAACTACACCAGTAACATCAACTACTACCACCACAAACTTGTTAAGCATTGGTGATGCTCTTGCTGGATCTAGTTGGGGTGTTACCACTGGTAGTTTCCCATCAACCACACCACAATCATTCGTATTTACAGATGAACCAAGTGCAGAAGAAGATGCACTGATTGCGTCTGATATAAAACCAGTTGGTGGAATCACTGGACTGGGTGCTGGTGTATCTGTACCTGTAACACTAGTATCTACAGATGGTACAGAACCAAGAGTTAAAATTTACTATGACGATGGTAGTGAGAGTTCTGTCGGAATCTTCCCTACAGATGTAAGCAACGGAGATAGGATTCAGATCTATAACAGATCTAGTGCTACATTCAGTGGTACAGTACAAACTACGATTAAAGTTGGTACACTACAGGTTCCTACATGGTCTATCGTTACAAACTCTGGTCCTGATACTGACGCTGACTTCACAGCACCAGCAAGTCTTACAAATAAAGCTCCCAACAGACAGTATGTTAGTTCTGTTGTTAGTGTTTCTGGTATCAACAGAGATATTACAATCACAGGTACAAATAATGTACTGATTTCTATTGACTTTGACACACCAGTTGCGGGACCAAGAACATTTACACCCTCCAACAGTAGTGTCCAGTTCTATCTAACTTCTGGTGGTCTTGCAAGCACTGTGAGCAGCACCATCACTATTGGTACTGGTAGCGGCAATCAATTTACTTGGAGTATTACAACATATGCTGTTGCTCCACCAGCTCCACAATTAAAAGGAACGTGGTATAGTAGAAAGAACTCTTACACATACGAAGACACTAATGGTGATCTCCAACTACGAAATGCGAAGGATGATGGTCTTGCTATTGGTACAGTTCTTTCCATTCTTAAGCAACCAGACGGAAATTATGGTACAATAGATGGTGACCTGGATTCTAGATATCCTGGTTTCATTGAGTGTGACGGCAGAAGTCTTTCTAAAGCTTCTTATGGAGATCTATTTGCTGTCATCGGATATACTTATGGTGGTTCTGGTGCTAACTTCAATGTTCCAGATTATAGAAACAGGAAACTCACTGGTTGTGGTGTTGTTGATGGAAATAGAGCATCTTCTGCTTTCTTGCCAACAAACAATATCAATGAACCAGGTAACATTGGAGGATGGTGGTACATTGATAAGGTAGACGTTGCTGGTGATAATCCTTATGAGCAGATCATTGGTACTGGTAACACAGGTAATGAGAGTAACTTCTTTAACTTTGGTACAGTAAAGACCCAGTTCAACGCACCTATCCAAGCTGACATTGAGTTTGCTGTTACTGGCACAGTAACTGCACAGATTGGACAGTTGCAGGAGAAACTGATTGATGTTCCTGTACATACTCACCTATATGTTAGTGCCATCACTAGTGATGTTGGTTCAACAGGTTTGATTCCATGGGACACTCAAGTTCTGGCTAGTCCTGGTTCCTTTGAAAATAGAACCCCAGTTGGAACAACTGGTCTAGGCGATGGTCCTTATGAAGACTTCATTGGTGGTGGCGGTACTGACGAACTCTTCCGAGAAGAACCTGAAAACTGGTATAACCTATGGATTGGAGAATTAGATCGTGTAGTTCAGAGAACTGACTTCAAAACTGTTTGGGATAAAATTTTATTGACCAATAAAGGAGTTAACTTCAAGGCAGAAATTCTTGAGTGGGTTAGCACTTGGCCAGCTTCACCTCTTGGAGAAGGACAGCCTGCAGCAAAAGTATCACGTACATTGTCTGCAAAAGTATGGTGGACATCACCTTTTTCCCAGCTTGATACTGGTGACGTTGAATCTCTAGATACTGCACTCACCAATATGCAGAGATATCCAGAAGGAGTATATGGTCAGATGCGTACTGGTCAAACCGCTGTTTCTGCTGCTATTGACGTTGAAGGAAGAAGATTTAGAGTTGAAGCATATACTCCACCAGCAATTCTAGAAGATAATGATACTACAACCTCTTCTCACAACCACTTGATGGGTCTAACTCCTGTTTTAGATCCAACTCAAGACTTTAGTTATGGCAACCAGAATGGTCCTGGTTCTTTTAAAGAAGGATTAGGTAGTTTTGGTACTACACTCAACGTTACCTTTGACAATAATCAATTCAATGGTAATACAGCACCTGTTGGTCTTGTACTAAATACTGGTACATTTGAGCTCAACCAAAACATTAAGAAACCAATTCCTAGTGTCACTATGGAACCCAATAGACAGGTTCCTGTCATTGAGGAGTTCCACAAAGTCAAATATATAATTAAAGCATACTAATATTATTTTATTGTAATGGCAGAACAAGGCATCCCTCCTTATCGTCCCCTGAAACTGATGAAGGATCCAAAAATCACCAAGGCTGATTTTACGGATTTTATTGGTGTATGGGAAAACTTCGTACCCGCTAATTTATGTGAGCAACTCATTGATTATGGAGATAGAGTTCTAAATGAAGACGTGTCGTCGGTCATTGATCTAGAACTAGATGATGATGCAACAGACGCTGATAGAGTCCCTATGGTGGGTTCTGAAATGTACGGATCTTCATATACTAGAGAAGATAAGTCTTTCATGCTAAATTATGCATCATCGAAGTTCACTATGAACGTCAATCAGATGTTGAAATCTTGTGCTTCTCATTACTGTTTGCATTATTCGACACTGAAGAAGACTAGGATGGTGTCTACTGATATCAAGTTTCAAAGAACTCCTCCTGGTGGTGGATATCATGCATGGCATTATGAGAATGGTACGTTTGAGTGCGCTGCCCGTGAATTGGTGTGGATGATTTACTTGAATGACATCGAAGAGGGTGGCGAAACAGAATTTATGTATCAGAAACGTAGAATCAAACCTACTCAAGGCACGATGGTTATTTTCCCCGCTGGTATGACACATGTTCATAGGGGCGGTTTTCTTCTTGGCGACAAGAATAAATACATAGTAACAGGTTGGTATATGAAAACCCATGGCTGATATCGAAACAACTATTAGGAGAAGTGTTTTAGAGATTGATCTCTTGAACAGTGTTGTGATTGACGCTACTCATATCCTTGATTTACCTAATGGTACAAGCATCAATCAACCAATCAGAATCCTTCCTGATATTATGGAAAGATTTAAGACAGAGGTTGTTGGTGACACATTTCACATGGAAGGTGATGAACTACAGCATGTCATTTTCTACAGTGATGACACTGCAATTATCCAACGTAAAAAGTTAAAGTACGATTTTGCGACAGATTCAGCAACTGCAGTGCAGTACATCTTTAACGGTGCTACAACAGAGCAAATTCTGGCACTAAAAGCGAGAGTGATAGATCTAATTTCTGCTTCTCGTATTGTTAGGGAGAAACAGATTCAAGACAAGATCGTTAAAATTTCTGAAGAGAAATTGTTTTACGATGCCAAGATGAATAAGAGGCTGGAAGAAAGAAAAGCAATGCTGAAGGGTTCTGACTGGCGCGTACTTCCTGACATTGAAGATTCTTACGAAGGTGAGAAAGAGATGTGGAAGAAGTGGAGAAAAACACTTCGAGAAATGGAAGTGTTCAATGCTACATATGAAGATAGTCTTGATTTCTTCAAAGCACTTCATCATTTGAAGTGGCCAATCGATCCATCAATCTTTAGACAAGCATTTCCAGATGGTGTGGATAAAGATGGCAATCCTGTAGAATATCTCGGAACAGATGATCAGTGGACAAAGAGAGACATTGACGCATCTAAAGACTATGTTGGTGATAGAATGGCTAGTGTCATTGAATGGAGAGATAGATCGGGTAATGCAAACAGAAACGTAGCATCAGCAGTTCAGGATTTAATGAAACTGATGCGTGTTGAGGATTTCGTTGAAAATGGTATTGACTACTCTGAATTTTACGATGAGGCAGATATAAATGATTTGGCAACTGAATGATGTTCTAACCACTGTCCAGTGTGACAATATACTCTCTGTATACCAAGAGAATAGATTCCACTGTGGTAGTGACAGCAACCCCCGAGTGGGTGTAAAGAAGTCGAGTGTACTTGATTATGATGATCCAGATTATAGGAAATGTGTTGACTATCTCTATGGTCCAATACAAAAAGCAACATCAGATCACCTAATCAGGAGAGCTGGACAACCATACTTTGTCTGGTATAAGACTGGTGGGTTCTATGATTGGCACTTGGATGCATTTCCCATCTCTGGTATTGCACCACACTATAGTATGACTATATTTCTCAATGACCCTGATGAATATGAGGGTGGAGAGTTAGTTCTTCGTGTTGGTAATGTTGAAAAAGAAATAAAGCCACCGAAAGGATCAATGGTTTTATACAATACTGGTCTGTGGCATAAAGTCAATGAAGTCACTGCAGGTGATAGAAAGGTTGCTATTGCGTGGGCAGAGAGTTATGTCACCGAATCTACCATGAGACAGAATCTAATTGACCTTAAATTTGCAATCAATAATGTTGCGGATGACATCAGTCATGACCAGCTGGAGCAACTGGAGCAGGTGAGAATGAATTTTATTAGAGAATGTGTTGATAGACCATGACATACACCACTGACGACATTGTACAATATGATAACTTCTTTGATAAAGAAGATTTTCAAGAGATTCAGAATAAGACTGGATATGGATCTGCGTGGAACTTTGGTCACACATCATATGGAAGAGATCATCCAGAGCATCAATATTGCACACCATTCTGGAAGATTGATTTTGCTACAGATACATTCTTTAAAGATCACCTTCTAAATAAGATACAGGAGAAACTAGAGACACGATTTAAACTACAGCATGTGTATGCCAATGGGCATACTTACGGTCAAGATGGGTCAATTCACGTTGATGCACAGACTGATAACGGAAGAACACTACTGTTATATGTAAATCCTAAATGGCATCCAATGCTAGGTGGGGCAACAAACTTCTACATCAATGACGGTGAAGCACATAGTATCTTCCCTAAAGCTAATAAAGCAGTATTGTTCCCTGGTCAAGTACCACACTGTGCTGCACCGTGTACTAGAACCTTCAAAGGATTAAGAGTCACCATCGCCTGGAAACTGTTTATCGATGATTAACCAAAACTATCAGATCTACAATCTACAAGAGATTCTTGGACGCTATGCACTAGCGGCAGGCAAACCATTGGCGTTCATTAGAGTGACTGGGTGGAACAATAGCACTGATGTTGATGCTATCAATACATCTATCGCTAGATACACATCAATGCTAGAGACAGATCTCATCGCTGACATGAAACAGTCAGAGTATGTGGTTGTAGAACTGGAGCGACTAGACCAAGGTGTCATGGAATACTTTGAAGATAACTTCCCAGAGAATCAAGCGTCTGTTGCTAATCCAGAACTCTATATCTTCTACGCATTATATAATGACGAAGGACAACTTATCGCATCGAACGAATGATCTTCTCCGATATCTACACAGTTAACGAAGTATACAGTGTATTGAGGCAGGAGCATCTATACACTAGTTCATCGATGCCATGGTTGTACACATCGTTGAAAGATGTGAAGTATCAACCTGCACTAGAACATAATATTCGTAACCAGTTGAATGAGATATTTGTTTTTGAATATATGCTTGGTGGTGGTGTATGTCCTGCTATTAAGAATGAACAAAAACATCTTGTGGTGAATCACAATGGTGATCAGCACTTGTCTTACGAAACTGTTGTAGATCTATCTTTCAATGATTTGTATGTGCAAGGAGGCAACTTCAAGAATTTAATCAACCAGACAAATACTTCTCACTTGAGTGCTGTGTATGACAAAGCAGTGGAGGCTCTACTAACACATCATGTTAATCCACTGGCAAATAAAACCTGTCATCATGGATCACACTTTTATGGATACTTACATGATAGTTCTGGTATACCCACTGCTATCAAGATAGGGCAGTCACAACAGTGGTCTAAATCGTTTAACCCCACTGGTAATGACCTGATGGATAGACTCGTTGCACATTGCAATAGAAGTCCTGTATATCTCAAACCAGAAAAGATCTTCCATATTGATGGTAAAGAATCAGTCAGGTTGAATTGTAAGTATCCTGAAGCATTTTGGAAAGAGAGAAAGTCTAGTGCCAAAGAGGGTAGATCAAAGATAACACCTGAAATCAATTCACAAAAGATTGAGTTAACAACAGAACAAGTCTGTAGAAAACATCTGTATGGTTTATCATCTGCAGTGGGTAACTTCTTGACAGAAGAGCAAGGACAATACATCTATAGTGTATTCCCTGACGTTCGTCAAAGAGTATATGAGGATGGAAGAGATAGAAAAGGATTCCAGAACTTCAGACTTGACTTTGAGTTTGTGTTTGAGAATAATGAATTGGTAGATATTCTATTGTTTAGGACAACACACTATCAGTTCGATGAGGTAGAGACCCTGATCCCTTGACAACCATGGTCAACTGCTGTATGATTAGTCAGTTGATCACCCCACTACATCATGCAAGGTTCTCTGCCCGATCGCAGCACCCTGTCTGTCAAGGATGCTGCTGCTCTCGCCCCGTTCTTCGCTGCTCAACGCCCTCACGGTGCCATTCCTACCCGCCAGGAACTCCGTGCGCGTGGTCTACAGTCTAAAAAGCGTGAAGACTCTCTCAAGAACGTCTGTGACGCTTACAATGCTGTCTATCCTGGCAGTCTTGACTTCAGTGTAGTTGAACAGGCACGAAAGCGTAAGGCAGCAGAAGCAAAGGCAGAAAAACAACGTCTCAAGGAGGCAGCATGTACGAAGAGCTAAATTGTTTTGAGGAGGCACTTAAACACTTTGGGACTAGAGTTGAAGTCATCACTGCTATGGAAATGTCAAGGAGAATCTCTCCTGAAGATGCATATCAGATGATCAAAGACGAACTCAAAGAAGTTAAGAAGTGCCGTAAACTGTTCAAAAAGGAGCAATGCTAATGTCACAATCCGAACCACGACAACGCGACCCACAAGATCCACTGTACGATCCCAACGATAAGTGGAATGAATACAAGGTAGACTTCCACGCTAACGAAACACACTCACCTGATGAGTGGGATCCAAAGACTGAAGGTAAGATCGCTGATCCACAAGAACGTCACAAAGACAAGATTTTGGATAAGTTCTGTGATGATCACCCTGGTTCACCCATGTGTAAGGTGTTCGACGAGTAATATATACAAACACTGACATTACAATTATGGACGATCTTAAACGACAAAAACGACTTGATGCTTTCAATTTGTTTTATGAATCTGTTCTGAAACCAGACCATGAACTTCGTCAGGCAGCACATGAGCAACTGTGCTATCATGAGTTGATGGAATGGCGTGGTGACATCATTAGATACCTTGACGAGAGGCGAAACTTTGAGCTCTGAACCACAGAATCCCACCGTGCCACTAGTGTTATCATTGGTGGCATGTTTTTTGTTTGGCATCAGTATCATTGTTGCTGGTTATTTCAAAGGCAACATGCATATTGAGGCAGTATATCATTCACTCACTAACTTCACATGAAAGAGTTTGACTATGGACTGGATTACAAACAACTTGACTTTACAGATCCAGAGACTCGCAAACTTTATCGTATTGGAAGGGGAGAGCAAGGAGTGCTATTGGTACGCCCTTACACTAACGACATTTGCGCTCACTGGCGCTTTGTAGATGAAACTGCTGCTCGCAAATCTGCTGATAAGATATACCAAATGTACCTTGGATTTAAGACCCAAGGAGACTTCATTGGTATGGACATGGCAAGGAAGTTCTTGGAAATGGGTTTTACGAGAGCACGTCGCTATGCAAATCACTCCAGTGGACGGAAGTACGATAAAACATCTGGTAAAGTTAGACCCCAGGAGAAAGATTGGCGAACCTCTACCAAAGCCAAAAGTGCTGCTATTTTTAAACAAATGCGAGAAAAGGTTACAAGCGATGCTATATACCAAAGTTTAAGAAAACAATGGAGAGCATCGGAATGACAAAGCATGATATGTTAATTGACTCCATCAACATCAAACTGTATGAAGTGTTCAACATGGGTAGAACTCTCGATGACAGTGACTGGGATGAAGATGCAGCGTCACAAATTTCACAACACATTCTAGAATTAGTAGAAGAATTTCAAGCAACAAGGAGAACAACTAGTTATGGACAATGGCGAGCAACTGACTGAAAAGGAAAAGAATAACCTTGCAGTATGCAAGGAGCAAGGACTTCCTGATCATGCAGAACTAATTGATGATGTATTCTACATTTGGAAGACTAGGTTTGGTCTATTCTCTACGATGACTAAACAGGGACGTAAGATGCTCACTGGTGGTACTAGAGATGGTGTCATCATGATGACACATTGGCACCTCAAGTGTGAGCAAGATGGTACACTTGAACAATACTCTAGAGTAGTTGGTTCTGCTATTGTTGGTGGTAAGTTATGATGGATAGATTTACTAATTCAGTGACGAGTGAGGTGTTAGAAGTTGAAACTCTAGGACTATTCGCCACACCTACTATTGTCACGCCATTCCCAAAACATAAGAACTACAAGTGGGAATCATTTGAGAGAGTGAATAGAAAACCAGAAGAATGGTTTACACCACTCAACACATCATTTCCAGACATTGAAGATGATGATCCTTATGTGGACAAGGAGTTATCTGATAAGTTGAAGGGAGACATCCTGGATCATCTACAGAAGGTGTTCCAATGTTATAACATGCCCCATGAGATTAGATACAGTGCCTTCTGGTATAATGCATACTATGAGGGTGATGCTCAAGAACCACATGATCACTTGGCACCTGATAACCACAACCCATACTGGTGTGGCATATACTTTGCCAAGAACTGTTTTGATGGACAACTAGTATTTCAGCAAAAGAATCCTGCATTGCGTCTACAACAGACATTTGATTATGCTAACAGTAAACTAGCTGAATACTATAATGATGCGTGGGTATCAGCAATGCAAGATGGCATGATTTTCTTGTTCCCACCACATCTTACGCATGGTATCAAGGTAGGTATAGAAAATCGTAACAAAATGAGGTTGACGTTCAGTTTCAATCTTGCTATAGATGGTGTATTACTTCCAAGTAATGTACGATGAACATCTTCGTGACAGACAAGCATCCATCTAAATGTGCTACTTGTCTACCTGACAAACATATTGTCAAGATGCCACTAGAGTGCTGTCAAATGCTCTCTATCGTGGCATCATCCTGGTATCATGGTTATGGTGAACTACCACGAAAGGATGGTACACCGTATGCCACAAAGAAAGGCGCATTTCGTAATCATCCATGCACAGTGTGGGCAGCAGAGTCTATCCACAACTCATGGTGGTTGATACAGTGGGGCATTGAACTGTGTGGTGAGTATTCATTACGATACAACAAACAACATTCATGCTATAATACACTGACTAGTGCATACTTTATGTTCCCACAGGGCAGTATTGCTAGCGTCACACCATTTGTGAGAGCAATGCCTGATAGATTCAAGCACGATACTAGTATAGATACATTTACAGCATACAAATGGTATATTGCATCCAAACCATGGGTGCGTGATAACTATCTACGTATGCCAGACAGAAAACCGAGTTGGATTTAATAACATGGCATTATCACAATCAGTCAACGATTCACTAGATGAAGCAGAGAGCAACTTACGCAATGCACTAGCATATGCTGCGAGACAAGAGAAACCATTTGTGTGTAATATTATTGCAGAAATGATCACAAAGATTGATTCTATGAAGCAAATGGATAATATAATGGACAAGCTTGAAAATCGTAGCGAAGGAGACAGTGGCACATGGGGACCAATCGTAGAGTGAACATTGAACTAGGACCAGATCTACAGGATGAATATGAGTATTGGTTAGAGGCAAAGCGATCATTATGTTTAGAACGTAGCATCAATTCATTTCTCAATTTCATATCAGTATATGGCACATTCGACAACCCAAGGGACCCTAACGAAACGTGAGGCAGTGTGGATCTGCCGCAGAATGATTAAGATTTGGCACAAAGAACTGCGTGGAGATGCGCCAGGTAAGCAATTATACTGGCGCTTTTTCCTTGACACACTGCACCAGTGTGGTAGAATATCTGACGAAGACTACGCAACATGGCAATGTCCGTTCAAGTAACACTCTCAAAAGCAGAACTTAATATCATCTGGAGCGCACTGAATCACCTGACGCGGGGACAAGAGAGTATCATTACGACAAAGTATGGTAGTGTGTCCAAACTTGCTGCGAAAGTTGATAATCTCCTGTCTACAGGACACCAACGTAAAGATCTAGACCTGTTGTGACACCTTACAAGCCGCCACACTACAGGTCGCCGCGCACACGCTGCGCTCTACAATATGAAGGTACTCAACACCAGACACCTGATGAACAAGAAGTACGAACTCACCATCCAATCCAAAAGTGGAACATTTCTTCAGCGACACATCGTTTCTCGACAAACTGCACAAACTGTCTGCGATTTCGTCAAATACAATGGATACGGAAACTACGCCGATGTCAAACTCATTGTCGCAGAGTGCTGCTACTGATATTGACGAAGCATTTGACATGGCACTCGAAGAATGTGCAGCAGCACATGAGGTTACAGTAGATTATTACATGGAAGAATTTCTTGTGTAAATATACACCGTAGTAAACACACTATCTACCATGACTGATTCTGAAAAGGCAATGGTTGAAGAGATGAGTGAACTCATTAAGGATCAAAACAAGAAGATTTGTGATCAGTATGCTTACATCCAAGAACTTCTATCACAGATGGGAGACATGCGCGACAGGGAGTACGACTGCTGATGTATCCTGTAGGTACAGAGGTAGAGTACGAAGAACACGTCGGAGTGGTAAACTTCTGTGACGCAGAATCTGGGTGCTGTACTATCTGCATTAAAGTCATACCTGATGACATACCTAGACAAGTATGCATCGTGGTATACAAACACGACTTCCACAAAATCAAACTAATCAACGGCAATCAAAAAGGACGATCTTAATCATGGAACAGTACAACTTTGACATGGGCAACTTTGAAGGTGATTGGGCTGATGACCCAGCAGTGCGGGAGTCTATCCTGCGCGAAGCAGCAGAGCAGGTGCTGTGGGACAGTGTAGAAATTGTCCCAGAAGAACTGCTAGAGGACTTCTGACCCCTATACTAGGTCATGTCACCATCCACATGGGATCTAATGCAAATTGACGACCGCCTGGAGCAAACTATCAAGTCCCTTCAGGAGGCGCTACAACGTGCCGAAGCAGCAACGTGCCTGGATTCCCCCGTGGATGCTAATGGAACGCCCTTCCTGGACCCTGTAGACGACTCTCCTGCCCCTTCATACTCATATGCTGTAGGTCTGTTGTCTGCACAAATAGATATTGCTCTATTTGATCTGGAAAACATTCGTAAGCAATTAGTATGAGACTAGACAGTAAAGCAAGGATTGTAGGCAGTGTTGGAGTCATCACTGCCTATTTTTGTATCCTACATGTAAGCGTGATTGTTGGTGTTATCATCAACTTCATAGCAGATTTAATCAGTATTCCATACTTCATTCGCACCAAATCGTGGGATGTGGTGATCATGCTGTCATTCCTGCTGGTGATCAGTGCGTCCAAGCTGACCACTTCGGGAACTGTCCACTAGAGTGGCACAGCACCCCGAAACCATGTATATTACATACATCGACAGGACACCACCCAATGCAACTGCTCACCTCCGCCACTCAAGTTGACTACTATCCCGTCACCCCTGCTGGCAAGCGTTATGTGCGTCGTGTGACCTGGCATCCTGGTGCTGACACCGAGATGACCACATTCTCCACCATTGTCAAGACTGAAATGGTGTATGATGTGAACTCTCACATTGCTAATGGTGCTGAAGTGACAGACTTCAACCTCCATGGTTACACTGGTGACGACTATGTTCCCATGGCATGTTGATACGAGGGTCTATGTAATTGTGTCTCCAGCCGCGAGACCTCCCCTCACTCTTTTTTCTTCATCATGCTCAAAGCAACTATCGTCAAGACCATTCAAGAGTGCTGCAAAGGCACTGCACTGACCAAGGTTGAGAAGTTCCAAGTCTTCTGCCATGTATGTGATAACATGCTTGCAGAAGGACACATTACCAAGACCCAACACGAGAGGTACACCAATGTTTTCTAAAGAGGACACTGACTTCATTGACATGTTGTTTGGCAAACTTGTCAAGCATGTTGACACTGACATGATTGATTTGCATGATGATGATTCATGCTGTGATCACCTTGAATTTGAACAACTTGCATTATTCTGATGACTGACATTCCATTTGTGCCACCCTGGAGACAACATATCAAGGGTTTATTGTCTGATGTAGTTGCAGATTACATGAATGATGAGAATCTGTCACCTAGTGCATTGATTGATGACCTCAAAGAGGAAGTGAAATCATGGGCAGACTATCATAAAGACAATTACGTTAAAGCAACTGAAATCTACGACAAACTCTTATGACTGTTCCTGTTTCAACTTGGGCAACATACATCCACTGGTTGGATGACTGTCAATCTGGAGATGAAATGCTCCTCGTTCTCTCTATTATTAACAATGACTGATCCTAATCCTTATCGTGTTGATGGGTTCTATGATGAAGGACCAAAGCAATCACCACTAGAGCGTCTTATCCTTGAACAGTTCAAGAAATTGAATTGGGAGATGGAT